AGGCAGTTCTAGCTCTAGTTGAGAAACAGGCATTACTGAAAGCTGGACTCACTGAGGGAGACTACCAACGTGATATTCGTAAGGAAGAGGCAGTTCTAGCTCTAGTTGAGAAGCAAGCAGCACTGAAAGCTGGACTCACTGAGGGAGACTACCAACGTGATATTCGTAAGGAAGAGGCAGTTCTAGCTCTAGTTGAGAAACAAGCAGCACTGAAAGCCGGACTCACTGAGGGAGACTACCAACGTGATATCCGCAAGGAGCAGGAAATTCTAGCTCTAGTTGAGAAGCAGGCATTACTGAAAGCTGGACTCACTAAGGGAGACTACCAACGTGATATAGTAATAGAACAGAGCGCCCTACAAAAACTTGATGAATACTCCGCCAAAATAAGAAAACTGGGTACTGACGGTAAAGTCTCCTCAATCGAAGTTAAAATACTAGAGGCCAGAGTACGCTCATTATCAGAAGCTATTTTGATGGGTAGAGGTGTTAACTCTACCGGCTTACTAGGGGTTGGTAATTTCCTGAAGAAGCATAATGTTGAAGCAGGAGAGGCTATAGTAGGGACAAAAGCTCTTACCAAAGAGACCAACAACTTCCATGATGCTCTGCGTGGGGCTGGTGGGGCATCTGGAAAACTCTGGCTTACCTATGGAGAGATGTTACCCATGGTTGCTGGTTTTGCAGCTGCATCCGGCGCTATAAAGTCAGTGAAGCTTGGGGCTGAAATGGAGTACACAGCCACCTATATTACCGCTGTTGATAAAGCAACCGGCAAAGCCTCAGTAAGTATGGAAGATCTCAGGTCAAAGGTGCTTGGCATAAAGAACGTAGCAGACACCCCACAGACCCTGGCAATCGCTTTACAGGAAATGGTAAAAGCTGGCCTCCCAGCTGCCGATGCAATTGGCGAGCTTGGCGCCATGTCCAGAACAGCCACAGTAGCACAGGAAGACCTGAAGTTAGTCACTACCTCTGTTCTCCAGCAGTACAAGGCTTGGGGTGTAACGGCCACGGACTCGGTCAGAGGAGTTGAGAGTCTTACGCAAGCAGCCAACATGATGTCATATGCTGCTCTGGCATCTTCCACAGACTTTGGAACCTTGTCTCAAAACTTAGCTTATACCAACTCCCTGGCTGCTAAAACCGGTTCCTCATTTGCGGAGGTATTAGCAGCCTTGGGTGCGTTAAGTAATGTTGGTCTGAAAGGCACACACTCAGCAACTGGTCTTCGTGCTGCTATAGAAGCTATGATAGACCCAACCAATACTACTTCCAAGAAACTGGCAGAGATGAACATAGTCTTGGACGCATTTGATGAGCATGGCAAAAGAAAGACCCTGACTGCGCTCTTCGAAGATCTAGAAAAAGCTATGGCTGGCCTCAGTGTGGAAAAGGCAGATAAGGTATTCGAGACGATCTTCAAGATGAGATCAGGTGAGGGTGCAGCCGGTATGCTGAAAACCTTAAACGCTGATTTCAAAACTTTGACTACCGCCATTGTACAGGCTGGGGCTGAAGCTCGATTCGTCGACACCATCTTTGCTGACCTCAGTACCACAACAAAGGTCCAAATGGATATGTTGATAAACTTGGTTCAAGGCTCTCTCATAAAAGCCTTTGATTCTGCTCCAGTGAAAGACCTCATAGCTAAAGTAACCACGTTTGCAACAGATGGCTCTTTCGACAGGCTTTTGGCCACACTGGTAGGCCTCAGCGAGAGTTTAATGACCATGGTTGGGTGGGCCATAAAATTCAGTAATGTGACTACCACTCTTATAGGTATGTGGATAGGAAACCAAATTGGTGTTGCTCTAGTGTCTATAGGTGGAGCATTTATCAATGTCATTAAACTCATAACAGCAGCTGAAGCAGCCACTGTAGCGTGGAACGCAACTACCTTAGCCAATCCTCTTGTCCTCATGGCTACCCTTATAGCTGGGGTCACAGTAGCTGTTTATAACTATAAAGGAGGCATAGAAGAGGCAAAGAAAGAAACAGATAATCTGCATAAATCTATTACTGACATGGCTGATGCTGGAGCCACATTTGATATGATTACCTCTAAAATAAAAGAGGTACAAGCAGCTTCAATAGAATCCAGAAAATACAACTTTTTACAGCAAATGTTTAACGCCTCTCCTCAAGAGTTGGATGGGTACTTCAAGACCATAGACTCTAATATAGCAGAAGCCAGAAACAAACTCAAAACTACATCAGGGAGCTCCAAAGAATATGATGTTCTGCAAAAGGAAATAGCTGATGCAGAGGCCAATAAAGTCTCTCTTACAAAATCCCTGAACTACGGCAACACAGAGCAATTCAGAAACACCGAAGCTCAAAAAGCCTTGGAAGCAGCTGATGCTAATAAGATTCTGAACAAAGAAAAGGCCGACCAAATATCCCTTGAGAAAGCAAATGCTGCTGCTATTGCCAATGTAGCCACAGCTAGGGCAGCACTTGCCCGAGCAGATAGTGATATAGCAGGTATGAATACTAGAGCAGGGCAAACGGAAAGACAAAAGGTAGAGGCCGACCTGAGTAAAATAATAGAAGACAGGATGAAAAATTTTGCAGCTGCCAATCTTCCAACGGTAAAACCAGAAGACCTCAAAACTAATGAGGTCTATAACAAGTCCCTAAAAGAAACTACCGATATCGTACTAAATGGGAAGAGAGCAAAAGATCTACTAGCAGAAGCAGACAACAGGGATCTCGCCAACAAGAGGAAACTTACTAAGGTACAGGACGATGCCACCAGAGCAGCAAACTCAGCCAGCAAGGTAACTTGGAAGGCAGAACTCGAGGCAGCAGAGTACACCTACAAGAAGGAGATGGCGCTTCTCCAAGTCAAGCATAAATACAAACTCTTATCCGAGGAGGAGTATTATGATAAAGCTAACATCTTGGAATCAACTCTTACTGATGCTAAGATACGTTCTGCCGAGATGGAGAAAGCCGAGAAGCTCTCCATGTTGGGACTACAAGGGGCGGAGAAAGCCGGTATTGACTCTGCCGTGGAAGCTTTGGATAAGAAGATACAGAGCTTGAAAGATGGCAAAGAGGTTATGGAGCAAACAAGGGACGTTGAGAAAGAAATGCTCAAGTTGGAGTCTGCTCGTCAACTCATAGCCTCCCAAGCAGCCCTCAATATAACTAAACTGAAAATGAGTGGCGGTACTCCCCTGCAAATAACTCAAGCCACTGGTGATGCAGACGTGGCTGCAAAGAAAGAGCTACTGGGAAGCGCAGAGTCCAGCTACAAAAAAGATCCTACCGAGGGCACTCTGAAACTAAAGCTAGATGCTGAGAACAATTATCAGAACGCTATCTGGACTCTCAAACAGAATAAAGCTTCCGATGAAATGCAGCTGATGGATGATAGTGTAGAGAGATTCAAACTTACCGAGGATCAGAAGCTGCAATACTTAGGAGATGCTTATGCTACAAGGCTGCTAACAGAGCATCAATATGCTACTCAGATAGCATTTGTAGAGGACAATGTTGTAGCAGCCATAAAATCAAAAAATGATGAGTTGTTGGCGGATACTAAGAATGCCGCAGAGCTCTCCTACGAAGCATGGGATATGGTATCTACTGGCTTGAGTGACGGATTAGCAACGGCTATACAAGACGCTGCCGATGGTACTAAGAGCCTTAGCAAATCTTTTGGGGACATGGCCACAAGCATTATAAAATCACTTACTGCCATGATTGCAAAGCAAATAATGTTTAATGCTATTGCAGGTATAGTCAACTCTGTGTTACCATCCTCAGTATCACCAATATCTACGAGTGGCAGTTTACAAAACTTCAAACTTCCATCAACAACTGATTTTTCTGGAGTTAGTTTTAATGCGAAAGGTAATGTTTTCGATAGTCCTAATTTATCCGCATACTCTAACTCCATAGTAGATAAGCCCACGTTTTTTGCTAAAGGTGGGAATGTTATGGGAGAGGCCGGTCCAGAGGCTATTATGCCACTATCTAGGAACAGCCGGGGTGAGTTGGGGGTAAAGGGTGGAGGATCAAATGTGACGGTGAATGTTATAAACAACGCTGAAGGAACGCAAGCAACTGCAAGGGAATCAACAGATGGTAGGGGTAACAGAATGATTGAGGTATTTATAGAACAAGTAAAAGGCTCTATAGCCGGAGACATAGCTCGCGGCGATGGGGCTGTACCGAGTGCTATGGAATCACAATATGGGCTTAATAGATCAGCGGGGGCCTATTAATGGCAACTTGGCCAACAACACTCCCGGAAGGGCCATCAAAAGAGGGCTATGCGATAACAGTTGGTTCAGCTCCCTTGAGGTCAGATATGGAGGTTGGACCTGCAAGGGTTAGGAGACAAACAAGAGGTAGAAACGACCAGCTTCCTCTCAGTGTCCCTATGTCTAGCTCTCAGGTCGGGATATTCCGATCATGGTATGATAGTGATTTGGGGTTGGCTGGAGGGGTTAACTGGTTTACAGGGTTACGCTTAAGCATAGATGGGATTTGCAAAACAGATCTAGAGTGTAGGTTCATGGCCCCACTCACCATAACCTATAAAGGTCAGGATTTGTGGAATGTTAATTTTAGTTTGGAGGTGCGCTGATGGATACCACGCTCTCCGCCGCCATCAGGGAAGCTTACGCCTCACGGCCTGAAGTCATCGTTTATCACACCCTTGAGATTTACCACCCAGCATTTGAGGGAAACGCCCCAATTCGGGTTGTGCGAGACAATACCGATCTGCTCGCTGTCCTGGAGGCTACGGCCCCACGGAACCCTTCGACACAGGTTACTTTTGTTGGGATGATGTTCGACATTATCCCGCCCGATGTGTCCGATGCCGGGGCTCCCGTTTGCAAAATCGAGATGGATAACGTCAGCCGGGAGATCCTGAAGAATGTGGAGTTGAGCATGGAATCACAGGACGCCATCACGGTTATTTATCGGGCCTATGAAGAAAACATTTTAACTGTCCCGGCCAACGACCCGCCCCTGGAGTTCACCTTGCTTTCGATAACGGCCACACCATTGAGGATTTCGGCAACGGCTGGGATGCTGAACTTCAATAATAAGAAGTTCCCAGGCATGTCCTACGATTCCAGCGTTTTCCCGGAGTTGATTGCCGCATGATTGCCTTGGTTGAGAACTGGCCGGAAAGATATATCGGCGATGAGTGGATTCCGGGCGAGCATGATTGCTGGGCATTTTGCCGCAAGGTGTGGGCAGAGGTCTTTTCTTTGGTGGTGCCGGTGATTGATGTTGACGCCCTGAACATGCTGGACGTTATGAGGGCATTGAGAAATGATGGTGAGCGTGAAAAGTGGGCCAGTGTTCTCAACCCAACGGAAGGGTGTGCGGTGCTGATGAGTCAGTCAAACCGCCCTTCCCATGTTGGCGTTTGGACTGAGATCGACGGCGGCGGGGTTGTCCATTGTGTAAAGGGTATCGGGGTAATTTTTAGCTCGGTTTCGGCCTTGTCGGTGATGGGTTACAGGATTTTAGGATTTTATGAGAGAAACGAAAATGACTGATCCATCTTGCCTTATAGTTCGAGATCCTTGGCAACCCCATTCCAGCCGTGAGGTTGTTCCGGTGGTCAATGGTATGACCCTTGCCGATATTCCCGTTGAGTCGAGCAATCCTTATATCGTCCTGGTTGATGGCGAGGCGGTGCTTCGTGCCGATTGGGGCCAGTTGGTTGATGGCCGGCTGATTGTTGTTGTCGTTTTGCCGCAGGGTGGTGGGGGTGGCGGATCAAACCCGTTGCAGTTGGTATTGATGCTGGCAGTCGTTTCCTTTGCGCCCTGGGCAGGTGCCGCCATGATGGGGGCCGGGACTATTGGGGCCGGGCTGGTTTCAGCTGGAATTATGATGGGCGGTTCAATGCTGGTCAATGCCTTACTGCCAGCTGCAACCCCGCCTTCTTCCCAGCAACAGGCCGCTCTTGCCGCCCCTTCCCCGACCTACAGCGTTCAAGCTCAAGGCAACTCTGCCAGGCTTGGTGCCGCCGTCCCGGTACAATATGGCCGGATGCCTTCGTTTCCTGATTTTGCCGCTTTGCCGTATGCCGAATACTCGGGAAATGACCAATACCTATATCAGCTTTTTTGCCTTGGTTGTGGCCAGTTCAGTATTGAGGGGATCTTTATCGAAGACACTCCCATTGCCAACTTCCCCGAGATCACCTACGAGGTTATCCAGCCCCACGGTCAATGCACCCTCTTCCCGTCCAATGTCGTTACCTCTACTGAGGTGTCCGGGCAAGAGATCGAGACAGGCGTTTATCTGGGGCCATACACCGCTACGATTGCCGAAAATTACTGCAATATCATCGGCATTGATTATGTCATGCCGAAGGGCCTGTACTATGCAAACGACCAAGGGGGGCTGACTTCCGTTTCGGTGCAGGTGAAGATTGAGGCCCAGCAGATCAACGATATCGGTGTAGACATTGGCGGGGTTTTCCCTCTTGGAACTGAGACATTCACCGGGGCCAGCAATACCGCTATCCGGGTCAGCAAGCGATACTCGGTGCCCCTTGGCAGGTACAAGGTCAAGGCAATCCGGCTGGACACCAAGCAGACCGATTCCCGTTATGGCCATGATATTTATTGGGCCGGGATGCGAGCGTATTTGCCCAATGTCTCTGACCATGGCGACGTGACCTTGATTGCCATGCGGATGCTTGCCACCAATTCCTTGAGTTCTCAATCCAGCCGAAAGGTCAAGGTCATTTCCACCCGCAAAATACCTGTTTGGAATGGTACGGCCTGGAGTGCGCCCACGGCTTCCCGTTCCATCGCCTGGGCCATTGCCGATGCCCTGATGAATACCAGCTATGGTGCCGGGGTGGTGCAAAAGCGGGTTGACTTGGTGGGCTTGCTTGCCCTGCATCAGATTTGGGAGGCCAGAGGGGATTATTTCGACGGTCGTTTTGACAATCACATTTCCATGTGGGAAGCGTTGAGCAAAATCTCTGCGGCTGGCCGGGCTAAATTCTACACTCAAGGCGGTGTGTGCCGTGTGGCTCGTGATTCTCAGTACTCTGTGCCTGTTGCTATGTTTTCCATGCGCAACATCCTGAAGGGGTCGTTCAGCGTCGAATACGTCATGCCAACCGAGAACTCAGCCGACGCCATTGATATGGAGTATTTCGATGAGGACGTTTGGGCGCAACGAACTGTCCGGAGCGCCTTGGCTGGAAGCACCGAAACGAAGGTTGCCAAACAGCAGATCTTTGGAATCACCAACAGGGAGAAGGCGCACGAATATGGACTTTACCTTTGCGGGACAACCAGTTATCGGCGCCGGATTATCAAGTTTGCAACCGAGATGGAAGGCTTTATCCCGTCCCCGCTTGACCTTATCGCCATCCAGCATGACATGCCTGGGTGGGGGCAACATGCCGAGGTTGAGTCCGTTGCCACTGTCTTAGGCCATCCGGTTTATAAGCTGTCCGAGCCGATGGTGTGGGGAACCGGAAACCATTATATCGGGTTGAGAAAAAAAGACGGGTCGATTGATGGGCCGTATTTGGTCACGAAATATGCCGGGGATGACTCCAGGGTCGCCCCTTCCCATGACCCTGCAACCGTTCCTTATACCGGCACGGATGGAGAGCGAACCCATATCATGTTTGGTGAGGCCGATGCCTGGAGGCAACCGGCCAAGGTTATCGCCATCCGTCCAAAGGGCTTGACCCATGTTGAGATTGAGTGCGTCAACGAAGACAACCGGGTTCATGCCGTTGATGGTAGCGTTCCCGTCCCGGCTGTTATCACCAGCAACCTTGTCACTCTGAACACCAGACCGGAAATCTCCGATTTGCAGGTGACGGTAGGGGGTGGGCCGCTTGGCCCTGAGTTGCATATTTCCTGGAGGCCTGCACCGGGGGCCGACCATTACAACGTCGATATTTCCGCCAATGGGAGCTACTGGACTCGGGCGGCTGATCCAACCACCGCCAATACCAGAATTTCCGTTCCGGCTGGTCTGCTGTATGTCCGGGTCTGTGGGGTGGGGATTGCCACCGGCCCGTACCTTGAATGGAGCGGCGATCTGACCAGCTATCAAGCCCCGCCTTCACCGCCTTCCGGTTTGGCCCTTGAGCAACCGTTCGTTGGCCGCTCTTGCAAAATATCCTGGATTGCCGCCGCACGTTCTGACCTGCACCGCATTGAGGTGATTGCGGGGGGCAACATCAAACGGACGATTGAGGTCAGCGCAACCCGCTATGAATACAGCGAAGAGGATGCCACGGCTGACGGTGGGCCTTGGAGGGCGATAACATTTCGGGTCTATGGGATGGGCAACGGGGTGTCGGCTCAATATGCTGAGCTTATTGCCGGCAATCCACAAGTTGCGGCCTTGTCCGGGGTTGGTTTTGTTCAGGGATATTTACAGATCATTGCCTCATACCTGCTTCCTGCAGATACCGACTTTCAGGGTGTCCAGATTGTGATGAGCAAGACGGATGGCTTCACCGATATGGTGGGCTCGCTTGTCTATGATGGCCCGGACAAAATGATTGTCCTGCAGAAAGATCCTGATGATCAACCATTTGCCAATGGTGACACCTGGTTTCTTCGAATGGCTGGTTATGACACGTTCGGCAAAGACTCTCTGAACTGGAGCGCACAGCATACGGTTACCATCGTTGATGCTGAAGCTGATCTGACGCCGGAACAGCTCCTTGAGAGGTTGAACAGCTCTTTTACGCAGGGCAATGTGATCCTGAATGGAAGCGG